TGAAACAAGCTGTTGAAGCTCGCACACGTAAGTTGCAAGCTCGCTGGACATTTGAATCTGCACAAGACGCACAAGCCATGCATGGTATTGACGTTGAAGCAGAAATCATGGCAGCATTGGCTCAAGAAATTACCGCTGAGATCGACCAAGAGATTCTCTTGAGCTTGCGCTCATTGGCAGCTACTGAGTTCACATACAACCAAGCTACTGTTTCTGGTACAGCAACATTCGTTGGTGACGAACACGCCGCATTGGCCGTGTTGGTTAATCGTGTTGCTAACTTGATTGCTCAACGCACACGTCGTGGCGCTGGTAACTACGCTGTAGTTAGTTCAGCTGCTTTGACAGTGTTGCAATCTGCAACAACTTCTGCTTTTGCTCGCACTACAGAAGGTACATTTGAAGCACCTACCAACACCAAGTTTGTTGGTACATTGAACGGTTCTATGCGTGTTTTCGTTGACAGCTATGCCAGCGATACACAATCAGTACTGGTTGGTTACAAAGGTTCTTCAGAAGCAGACGCACCAGCATTCTACTGCCCATACATCCCATTGATGTCTTCAGGCGTTGTGTTGGATCCAAGCACATTCGAACCAGTGGTCAGCTTTATGACAAGATATGGCTACATAGAATTGACAAACACTGCATCATCATTCGGCAATGCCGGAGATTATGTGGGAGAGATAGCCGTTTCGAATTTGTCATTCTCCTAATCAGAGAACCAAAAATTTCTCAGGGATGGGAAGTTCAAAAACCCGCTTCGGCGGGTTTTTTGTTGACTTTGCTTTTTGAAAATGTTACTATTATTTAGTGAAATTGCTATGACAAACTAAATAACAATATGAAACCTTATACCTATCTAATCAAACATCGTCCCACTGGCAAAGTTTATTATGGATTTCGTTCTGCAAACAAAGTAGAACCACACAACGACCTATGGAAACACTACTTTACAAGCAGTCCAGGTGTTCAGAAACTGATAGAAGAAACTGGAGTAGATAGTTTTGATGCAGAAATACGAAAAACGTTTGATACCAAGGAACAAGCAGTTGCTTGGGAAACTCGAGTGTTACACCGTTGTAAAGTGTTGCATGACGATCGGTGGCTTAATAAAAATATAGCAGGCTATATTATTCCTACAGAAGAATCAAATAAGAAGATTAGTGACTATCACAAAGATAAACCCAAGAGTGAAGAGCACAAAAATAATCTAAGTAAGTCTCAAAAAGGAAAATCTAAAAATTATGTACAAACTGAGGAACATCGCCGTAAAAATTCTCAGGCAAATAGTGGAAAAAATAATCCTATGTACGGGCCTTGCTCTGAAGAACGAGCAGCAAACATAAGTGCTGCCAAAAAAGGGAAGCCTGCTAAAAACAAAGGTGTGCCAATGAGTGAAGAACAAAAGGCATTGATCCGTGCTACTAAAGCAGCCAATCCGACCAAGATGAGTGCAGCATCAATTGCTCAACGTGTGGCTAAACAAACAGGTCAACGTCGACAAAAACTACATTGTGTTCATTGCAATAGAAACATTGCTGTGGGTTGGTTCCATCGTCACGGTGCCAACTGCGCCAGCCTCAAACTTTGAACCAGCTTAGATACTGTTCTATCTTCTTTGTGACACTGTCCCAGTCGTCCTGTGCAGGCTGCCGGAATATTCGCATGCTGCTGTACCAAGGACTGCTATCGCGATTCAACATCCAACGCCAGCATGGTGCAAACCAATTCAACATCAACCAAGTGGGCCGGCCCAGGGCTGCACTCAAATGTGCAATACTTGTATCCACACTCAACACCACGTCCATGTGTGCAATCAATGCCGCGGTGTCAGCAAAACTTCTGATAGTGCCAGGGTAGCGTGTGACTCCCAGTGCAGCCAATACAGAATCTTCTTCGGGACTGGCATCTACTTGTAAGTTAATCCATTCGTACGTAGGGTTGTTTTTTATCAACTCCATCATTTTATCAAACGGCATGCCTTTGTGTGCGTTGAGCCAATTGTCTTTGCGACCACTCCAACAAAATCCCACTCGCATGCGTTTTTTTGGACCCAGGCGTTCTTGCCATTGTTGAAACAAGTCTTGATGAGCAGTCAAATAGTTGACCTGTTTGGGCAAGTTTTCTATGGTTATACCCAATATACCGGGCAAACTCATTATGGGAATCCAGTAATCAAACTCAGGAGGTGTATCAACATATCTGCCTACCCAGTGTACTACGTTGCTGCCTGACAGCATGGGAATCAATCCGTCAGTGACCTGAAACAACACTCGTGCCCCGGCAGCATGTAAGTTGAACAAAAATCGCATGAATTGAATATTGTCTCCATGTCCTTGTTCGCCTATGACTAAAATAGTTCGGTCTTGTAGGTCTTGACCAGACCAACGAGGCTGAGCATATTGTGGTTGTGTACCTGCTAGGTGTTCGTAATTCCAACGACATTCGTAGGCAGGCCAACCGCGAGCATAATCGCCCTGAATCAAATAACTCACTGCTAGATTAAATTGTGCTGTGGGATTGTCAGGCTGCAACACCAAGGCATGTTGTAAAAATGGTATGGCTCGTTGTGGCTGACCAATTTCACGCAACACATTGCCGTAGTTGTTGAACGCTGATGCTGAGTCAGGATCTTCAACAAATGCCTGTGCATAACATTTGAGAGCTGCCACTGGTTGTCGGTCAGCTCTAAGTTGATTGCCTTGTTCGATTAGTTCGGATGAATTCATGAGATATTTACAGTATATACAGGGTGGTTAATTATTTTAACAGGTCTATAAATACAAGTCAACGCAATTCTGCGTTTTATGCAGTACACCCCACTGCGTAGCGGCTAGAACCCGCATTGGGCTTCTTTAAGGAGAAATACAAATGGGAAGAGCTCTCAAAATTCAAAAAAACAACGTTGGTTCAGGTACCACCGTCACTGGATCACCTCCAGTTACCTCATACAATCAAACCATTCTGACAGATGCCGCATACCCACCGTTTTCAGCATTGACCAATCCGGTTTACAATTCACCAGTTCAGACACTTGACAGTGCTCAGTTTTTGGGCGTAGTTGGTGGCTCACCAGCTACTAGCACACCTACTGCTACCTATCCTGAAATTTCTGCATTGGTTAATATCACATTGGCCAACGGATCAGATAGCTACACTGCCACAAGTTCATACACCGGTCGTATCATACGTCAAAAAGGTTCACACAAGTTCCTGGTCGCAGCCACTGGTGCAACCATTGCTGACGAAGACATGATTGTGGGACAAGCCTATCAAATTGCTGTGCTTGGAACAACCAATTGGCAAGCCTGTGGTGCACCAGCTGGTGCCGCTTTGGGTGATGTGTTTACTTGCACAGCAGATGCTGGTGCAGGCACAGGCGAAGTTTATGCAGTTGGCCAATGTGTGTTGTCAAACACTGCCACTCCAGCAACTGGCTATATGAGTATTCAATACTCAGTGGGCGACAGTGCCGCTGTATACGCCAGCTATATTACTAACAAGTGGGTGCGTGACTGGAACGGTATGACATATCAGAACTATGCTGATACCAACTATGGTCCAAACATTCAAAGCAGTGAAAATTTCTATGTTACCAACTTCTTCACTGACGAAGGTACAGTTACATGGTCAGGTGCAGAAGTTATCAACAGTGCTTATGCACAAAACGGCACAGTACAATTGGCACAGATCTCCAACGTTACTTCTTAATTTTGCAAGTGACCCAGTCCTCCCAGCTACATACTGGGAGGATTTTTTATGAGCGCATCATTTGTATTGGGCAACGGCGTCAGCCGTCTGGCCGTGGATTTAAATCAACTACGACAACGTGGAAAGATCTACGGGTGCAATGCCTTGTACCGGGAATTTGTGCCAGATGTGTTGATCAGCACAGACAAAGCCATTGCTGGCGCCATACAAAATTCAGGCTATGCTCAAGGCAATCTCATGTACACTCGCAGACCCTTGCCAGGCCTGGGGGCAAGAACTGTACCGCAAAACTACTATGGCTACAGTTCAGGTCCTATTGCAGTGGCCATGGCAGCCATGGATCATCCCTTGGCAGTGTATCTCTTGGGATTTGACATGGGACCCAAACCCGGCAATCGATTCAACAATGTGTACGCAGACACAGAGTACTACAAAAAAAGTTCAGCCAATCCCACATTCACTGGTAATTGGGTGAGACAACTGGTCACTGTGACCAAAGACTTTCCCTTGGTCAGTTTTCACCGTGTGGTGGGCGATACCACAGCGGCAATAGCAGACTTGGACAATATCAAAAATTTGCATCACATGCCCATGACAGACTTTGTGGACCGTATAAATAATCAAAAGGATCTCTAAATGTCAGCAGTCAAAAATGTCAACGGCGACTATACCATTCAAACCACTGGCGCAGGAACAACTGTGGCCATCAACTCAACTGCGCTGATAGTTCCTTCATACACTGACACCACCGCCAGAGATGCTGCTATCACCAGTCCAAAAAAAGGAATGATAGTGATAGCAGCCACCACTTTCTATGGCTACACCGGTGCTGCCTGGGTTGCACTAAGTTAAACTGAAAAACTGTAATCGTGTACTCTGGTAAATACAACTAAGAGGACGAAATTTACCTATGGCACAGCAGATCATCAACACCGGTGCAAACGCAAACGACGGCACCGGTGAACCCTTACGTGAAGCATTTACCGCAGTAAATGACAACTTCACGGAGATCTACACCGCCGGCCCAGTAGGCACAGATGTACGCATTGTTGGTAATACAATTACCACTCTGCAGATCAATCAAAATCTAACACTCAAACCCAACGGCATTGGGTTAATTCAAGCCAATGCCACAGTGGTTCCCAGTGTAAATCTAGTATATGACCTGGGTTCCGTCACCAAGCAATGGGACAGCGTGTATGCCGGATACTTCATTGGCAATGG